TACAAGTTGTTCATGTGTGTTGTCGAACCATTGACTAACATGATAATCACAATGCGGTGGCTGCTCAAACATCTTATTTGTATCTTCGTATCGTCCCTCTTTAATTGTGTCCATCCAAACTGTATAGTCTGGAGCAAACTCAAGACGAGCCGCTTCCGTAGGACACACAAAGTCTGCAACTGCAATCTTACCTGAAAGCACAACACCGTCTGCTAGATAACGCATACGCAATGCTTGACGAATACGTCCTTCTAGTGTAAAATCCCAATCATCGTAATGAGATCTTACTTTATCTGCATTGATCCATACACCTCCTATTAGGTTAGCAAATGGTTCTGCTAGTGTGCTTTTACCACTACCAGGTAGCCCAAATATTAAAATTTTCACTGTCTATCTTTCCAAAAACTTCTGTCCCAGTATTGACGTTCAGCACTGGTTATTAGTTTATTTTCTACTGGTTCCATATCAGATTTAAGATCAATACGTTCAACATCATAGCCAACTTGCCTGCCCATGAATATATTAGTAACGTTAGGTACAAGCATTACAGTATAGCGTCTGTGATAATTAGGTTCTAAATCGTCAACGATCTGCTGTTTAATTTCATCAAATGTAAACTTACCATCAGGTTGATGACGTACCATAATAACAACTTGTCTGGGAGTTGTCTTCTTTGGATCTCTTTGATTGCTATTAGGCAGGCTAGCAATCTGTTCAAACATAGCACGATGTCCTGCGTTCCAGGGTTGGAAACGTCCTAGCATCATACCGGTATTCTTACTCCAGTCTATCTCTGGTTCATATGCCATTATAATTTTGCCTCACTTAGTATATGCTTGACCCATTCTGTATCAGCGACGTAGTTGTGAAACTTACGCTTCCAAAAGTCAGGCTCAATGTATGGAAACGCAATTTCAATTTGCTCTGGGTTGAGTTTGTCTAGCATCTCTACACCTGTTGAACAGTTATAAATTACCCAACTACTTATACGGCCTTTTGTGATATCACTTACAATACGATTGGTGTTAGCGTATAAGAAGTAGTGATTATACACACTCTCTTTTTCCTCAGCCCACTCTAGCATTGTTTCCATGCTACGCTCAAGTGCATCCTGCACACTCTCACGCTTTAGGTGTTCAAACAGAAAGTCCTGATATATAACATCTTTACACCAGTGATCTAGCTTCTTGTTTTCTTTAATTACATGATCTATAAAGCCACGTATGTTGATTGCACGTATGTTCTGGCAGTGTCTGCCAAACTTAACAAACGCATTGTAGTATGGAGACTCTGCAAAGTCTGCATATGTTTTAAGTTTGGCACTACCTTGTGTTAGTTCATAGAAACGCAGATAAGCCTGCATACCAAACTGTACGCCCGGCTCCTTTTCCTGTTGTGCTCTACGCTTAGGTTCACACAGATGCGCTGCTAGTGTGCTTTCCTTACGATAACTTTTATCACAATACTTGCACACAAAATCTTTAGGTTCCATACTATGATTAATTATAGCATCTACTATGACATCACGCAAGTCTGTCATTCGCCACTTGCCTCAGCAATCTCTTTTAGTTCCTGTTTTGTAGTGATGCTGGCTAACAAGTCCAGTTCATCCTCTTTATAGTGAGGATACAGTTCTGCTAGTTTTTTGCGAATCTCACCGGACTTGCTGCCGCCAGCTTTCTTTTTATGTCCAACCCACTGATGAAACTGATTGCCCATGCCCGGGCTTACCGTACATAGCAACTGCCAAACTAGTTTAGGATGCTTACTGAGTGCAAAGTAGTTTACATTTACACGCTGATTAGTAGCCATAAGATAATAGGCGTGTAGCTCTGCACTGCCTTTAACGATACTCATATATCTATTGAGCAGGAATGGTGCAATCTTCTTTTGTTGCTCTGGTGTACACTTATCCCAGAACTTCATATCCTTGCGATCTAACGCACCAAGTACTTTGTTAATAGGTAAATCGCTCAAAGGTAACTCCTAGTGTGTCTATATGCTCTGCTAGTGCTAGATAAAACATCTGAGCCTCATCCAGCCTACTAAACATTATAACATACCATCGTCCGTTATTCCTAGTTTCTGTATTGCGTGATACCTCTACATCTCTACCTTGAAAATATGCTTCTACTAGAGGATGAGTTCGTGCAATCATGTTCCTATGACTGTGTGAGTTAGGAGTGATCATATACTCAAAATGTCTGTAGTCACGCCTTACAATAATTCTACTACTGTGTGGACCGTCCCATTCATCGTAATTCATTACCAAGCCTTTGTAATGTCTACAATTTCGTTTTGTCTATTAATCTCTTTAGCACAATAGATACACATTGGCTTTTCGCCTACTTGAATAGGAATAGCGAGAATCTGCCCTTGCTTTAGTTTTGGGAAGAACCATTTTACGTCTATGTATAGGTCAACGATGTTTACAGGAAGGTAGTCTGCTTTGTAACTGCTAAGTGGATTAAAACTAAAAGCATTAAAGCCTCTATCGTTAAGGCTACTAAGATTGATCATTTCTAAATCGCCAATTTCTTTTTCGCCAATAAGTATCTTCCAATCTACTGGCAGTTTAATTGTGTTGCCAGCAACATCTAATACTAGCGCAGGGCTGTTAAAACTCTCGAGGAAGATTAAAGGAATAAAAAAGTAATCAGGATTATTAGGATCGCTGTTATCCAATATAGCAAAACGTAAATCATCTACCTCATCAGGCAATTCGTTCATTTCAAATGCGGTATCTTCTAGTGTTAGTATTCTCATTACCAATCTACCTTTTCATTGAGTACATCTTTCATGTACTTGCTTAAATATTCTTTTAAAGTTACATAACTCTCATCTGTATAGTGTTTTACATTAGGTTCTTGCTGCTCATCGTTATCTGGCCATGTACCGCCATTTTCATACATATATTGATTTCCACAAAAATCAAATAACGGAATTATTCTAGAATTATTTTCTATAAGTTGTAGTTTTTCTATGCCGTTGAAGCCTCTTATATGTATTTTATCAAAGAGGTTGCATTGATCCCAAATCAAGTACTTGATGCCTTGGTGTTCTAACCATGCGCTAAACAAAATAATATTCATAAAAGCATAATCCCAACACATATAACAACTATCACTTATTTGTGCGATTACATCGTAATGTTCATAATGCCCAGGTATATATGATCCTTCGATAGGTACATTTTGTTGTTCAATCCTGCTTATTTCAAAACGTGAAACAAAGGTCAAAGGGATAAAAACATACTCTGGTTTATGGTTTCTTACTATCCATTCCATTGTAGTTCTGATACTTCTAGCAATACTGCCTCCTGGCAAACTTAAATTTACACCCGGAAAACTTGTCCATGAATTTCCATAGCTACATCCATTGAGTAATAGTGTCATTGCCAATCTACTTTCTGAATGTTGAACGGGTATTTCGCTTCCTTATAGAACGTCTTACGTTTCGTAAGGTGTCTCTTGGCAAACCTACAGGTTGACGTAACATCCCATATCTGGACAAAGTCTTTGTCTTCTGCTCGTCTAATTCCTCGTCCGATGCTTTGGATGACTCTGACAAAACTTTTTCCCGGCTCAATAAGTACCAAGTTGAATATACGAGGGATATTAATACCAACAGCGGCGACACCATAAGTAGCAATAATAACTTTATCAGTTGCATCAGCCACCTCATCATAATGGTCCTTGCGCTCCTGTGCCTTCGTTCCACCGCTAACAAATACGGAAGACGAAATCCTTCTTTCAAGTTCTTTTCCTGCATTGATTCTGTCCACTAGTACAAGAGTGTTACCTGACAGTTTGATCTGTTCTATAACACCTGCTATATAATCCAATCTATCAGTCTGCTCTAGTAAGTATTTAAGCTCGCTCTGATAGTTTGTGTATTCCTTAGTGTCTATTAATTGTAACACATTTACTTCGCAATTAGCAAGAACTCCTCGCTCTTGCAAATCACTTGCACTGATCTGATTGATAACAGGTCCTAGGCTGCACACCAAACTGATCTTTTCAAAGTCTTCTTTGGGTACTGTGCCTGTTAGTCCCCAGCGTATTGGTATGTGACTCATTACACCTGTTAGCAGAGTCTTTAGTGCGTCTGCTTTAGCCATGTGTACTTCGTCTACCATAATGCACACAACGTCCTCCAGGAACTCCTGTATAGTAATAGGTGCTACTTGATTTTTAGTATTCTTAAGCAATATGTTTAGACTCTGCCATGTACAAATGGTATGTGTATGTCCAAACTCTTTGCGATCACCATAAAACACACCAACATCAAGTCCCATATTGATGTAGTCTGACTCTGTC